TACAAAGTTACGAGTATCGCAGTCTAATTCAATAAGCTCACTAGGTTTAACTTTTTTACCTTTTGGTAATTGTATGTTAATTAACATTGTTGTTTGCCACCTAGTTCTAATCCATTGTTGCTCTTCCTCGTGCCTATATCCATACCAAATAAAATCTAACTCAGCCATCGTCATCTCCCAAAACAAATGGGGAAGCACTTTGCACTCCCCCATTGTATATTTCTCTATGTCAATCCACTCTAATTTTTTTTTACTTCATCCTTTTTATTTGACTTAGTTGGGGCAGTTTCTATTCCACTATTTAAACTATCTGTTAGTGCTTTAATCACATCTTGGAACTTTTGACTTCCCATTCCTCCCATATCATCTACCCAATCACAAACCTCTATTTCACTAAAGGAAGGCGTTATGCCTTGTGAGTATAATGGATATTCAGCAGCAGCTTTCAGTAAGTTTATTATAGCATCTAAAGATGTTTGACCACTTAAAGCCTCTCCTATGTCAGAAGGCCCTATGCCTTGTAATTGACAGAATCTTTTAAGACTCCACGTACAAAAACGCATCGGTATCTTCTTTCCATCGGAAAGAGTTAATTCAAATTGTCCTCTCATTTTGGTTTATTTTTGGTTGGTTATTATGCGTTGGTAGCAATAGTTAATGCTCCTGTTCCTTTAAAAGAAACTGAGTAAGTAACTGGATTCTCCATATCAGCAGTCATATCTACGCTCTCGATAAATGCTTGACCTGAATAAATCACATCACCTGTAACTGGAGTTACACCATCTACTGTACCATTATTTACTGTTGTAAATTTAACTAAAACTGAAGTTCTAGCGATTGCTAAAGCATTTAATTCTGCTGTAGTTACATAAGTAGCAACTGTACCAGGTACTACTGTAGCTAAACCATCAGTTGTTAAAGACCAGGATTTTTGTCCACCAATCTCATCAGCCCATCCTAAACTTTGTTTAGTAGAAGCATCAGGAGTATCGATAGCTAAACTTAATGAACAAGAAGTAGCAAATCCTATTACCTCCGTTCCGATTAGAACCACTAATGAGGTTCCGTTAAATACACTTGTTGTCGGCATTTTATTTTATTTTTATTTTATGTTAATTGATTCACGAAATGATTCATTGTTATCACCCTTCTGAAAACATAAGCTTCATTTACATAGTCAAAGGTAGCAATATTAGAGCTAACCCTTCTAGTAACTATCTTAAAATCAGGTGCCGTATTTGGGTAGTTAGGAGGATTAACCCCTACAATTACTAAAAATGCATTAGTATATGTATCTACTGATTTCTGCCCTACTTCACCTGCTTTAAAAGTCCTATAAACTATGTCAAATTGAATACTAACATCAAAACCGAAGCTTTGTTTATTACTATTCTCTACTTGTGTCTGACTACTGATAATCAAATAAGGTGGTTCTACTGTGTCAGGTGCTATGGTATCATAAACACTCAATGAGTAAGAAGCCGCTGTAAGCTTATCTATATAAGCCTTCCTTAATGTATATCCGCAGTCCTTCATTTTTTACAAATTTAACGAAATATATTTATATCTTAATTGACTTCATTTTTTTAAGCATACCTGAAAATACTTCGCTATATGAATCAAACATATATGGTCTATATGGCATTCTTGCTAATTTATTGCCACGCTTAAACTTAAATGCATAATCTTCTAAACTACTCATATTTAAGTTAGGATAAGCAGGTATGCCGTATCCTTGTCCTGTACCAAATTCAACAAAAGCAGCATATCTTACACTACCATTACCAGCACTAATACTAGCACCTTGACCTGGTGTAAATTTACTTTGTCTAATTGACCTAGCTAAATTACCAGTTCTTTCATATTTAGAATTAGGATTTATGATTGGTAGGTTAGATGCTTTATAATAGGCTTTGGTAGCCATTTCGTTTACAGCCTCATCTATAATTGCCTTAGATTCATTATACATCTTTTGTGGAGCTGCTTCAAACCTTTTAATTAATTGGTCAACCCCATATATGCTTACAGTAAACTTAGCCATTACTTAAGAGTTGCACAACCGATTAAATAATATTGATTCAAGTCGCCCTCGTTTATAATAGAGTTAATTAGATAAGTCCTTGATTTAAAAGTAATTACAAGAGCATTAGTAAATGTTTTGCCTGTTGTATATCTAATTCTAAAAGTAATTGCATCACTCAAGCTGTCTCTACTAGTTATATTAGTCTTAGAATCGCTATTAGAAACTATTTCAGCCCAGCAAACATAATAAGATACTAAAGTGTTCACAAAGCCACCAGCACTATCAGAAACGCTTGTTTTACTGTTAAAGGTTATTCTGTTTCTAAGTTTTCCAATCATTAGATAAATATGTTAATTCTTTTGAATGGTTTCATTAATTCGTAAGCTGTAACTACGTTGCTGTTAGGCTTAGTAGACTCAACGCTAGATTCTCTGTATTCGTACAAATCAGATAGCAATTTGAAAACTGCTGTTCTCATAGAACTAGGAGGTTCACAATAGCCACAATTATAGGTAAACCTATATTCCATTGAAGGATAATATAAAGTAGATATTTTCTTATAGTTAATACCTATAACAGTATAACTACCATCTTCTAAGGTCACCCAATCTTGGCCATCAAAATACTCTACGCTTAATATCGTAGAAATAGGCACATAAGGAAGTTCTATTAAATCATCTACATAAGCTATAACTTGTAGAGTTCTTTCGGTCATAGCAACTCCAGCGTATTGTTCTAGTCTAACTCTTGCACTTGTAATTAAGGCTGTTATTAAAGCATCATCTTCTGAGTAATCTACTCTTAAATAGTTCTTTGCTTCAGAAAGTGTTATTGGTTCTGATATAATCTCGGATAAAACCGCCACATCTCTTAGTATCTGCATTATGCTAATTTTTACAAAAATAGTTAAAATTTAGTGTAAACAAAAAGGGATAGCTTTCTAGGCTATCCCTTGTATTGTAAATCTAATTAAAGATTAAGCAACGTTACCGAAATCACCATAAATAAACGCACCAGCGTAATAGATAGGTAAAGCGATACGAGCTTCAACTCTTACAGTAATCATATTCTTAGTAAAGTTGTCAGCATCAAATTCAGAGAACTGAACAGAGATACCTTGATTCTGCATAATTTGAGCACCCATAGACCAGTCACCTACTACAAACTTATCTACTGCGATTGCAGTTGATTTGTAAAGAGGGATACCAGCGATAGATACACTACCATCAGTAGTAACAACTGTAGAAGCAGGTAAGCTGTAAGCAGCGTTAGTGTTCTTAGTGTTCATAATAGCAGCCCAATCAGTTGGGTTAACTAAGATACCAGTTGCAGAGTAGTTAGAAGTTTCTAACTGAGCAATAGCTTGAACTAATTGCTCTACGTCTACTGTAGCAGCACCTGTTGCAGCTGTAGCTACTGGTAAAATACCTTGTAAGTTTGGAGCACTACCATTACCACTTAAGATTTGAGCATCTTCAGCGACTAAATACTTCTCTAATAAACGAGATTGTAAGAAAGAAGTCATAGCAGGTATATCATCTAACATTTGACGAGAGATACGAACAAAACCAGCAATGTACTGAGCAGCTGCATCTTTCATTGTAATGTCAAAATCAACTTGTGCTTTAGAAGAACCTTGAGTTTGAGTTGCTGGATCGCCTTCTCCACCACTTTCGTAAGGAAAAGTAAATAAACCTTGAGACAAACTACCGATTGGTAATAAGCTTCTCATATGCACCTTACGAGAAGGTAAAGCATATACTTGGTTTGCATATTGACGAGTGATGTCACCTGTAAGGTTAACCGCTTCTGTCATATTTCCTACTGCCTTAGTGTCTAAGATAAAGCTTGAACGCTTTTGTTCTCCACGTGCTAATTTCGCTAAACTATCAGAATTGTTCTCGATAGCATCTGCAAGGGTAGCATTAAACCCTTTTACTTCTGTTTGATTCATTTTAACACGATTGTTTTTTGCTTCCATTTTTTCAATTTCATCCTTGACAACTATAATTGAAGCTTTAGTAGCTTCTAAGTCTGCCTTAACGCTTTCTAATGCACTAGCATTATCAGCCTTTGCACTTTCGATTGCTCCGTTTACTTCGGATTTGATGCCTTCGAATGCACTTTTAATTTCTTCTACCATTAGTTAAAAATTTTAAATGATTGTAAATATTTGTTTACCTCTATCTCAATAGAAATCATCGGATCTTCTTCCTCAGTTGGCAATGCTTCTTCAGCGGTTGGCTCAGGAGAGATTGATTCTTCATCTTCCATCTCAGATAGATATTGTTGTAATTGTTTAAGTTTAAGTTCTAACAGCTCGAATGTTTCGTCAGTAAAGTGTCCATTTCTCAAAGACTTAATGGTCTTACCCATCTCATCTACTAGAGTTGACTTAATCTGACTTTTGACTCCAACTGTTGGTGTATTTGCGTTTGCACCCCACAATACGGA